CAACATTGCATCATCGTCGGTCAGGGTAGACTCTTTAGTACGTGCACGAACGGTAGTTTTATTAAAACCGGTTCCGGTAGTATCAGCACCCACTGTAGTCAAATTCAAGTCACGACCTGAAATGATATCAGTGTAATCCCCGATGTCCTCATCTTCTACCATAGAAAGTAATTCCATGTAAATTTCTTTACCGAAGCCCCAAAGTCTAACTCCGTCTGCTTCTTCACCTCTAACGATAATAGGTACAAATACCCTCATTTTAGGATCTAGTTTACGTGCTAATCTCCAAGACTCTTTGTCTTTACTGGTTCTTAACTGCTTGGCGAATTCAACGATAGGATCTTTCTCATTCCAGTTTGTTGGTGAGATGATTGGATTCTTGTCGATTCCGTAGTGAAAGTACAGTTCCGAAAAAGGATTTGATTTATTGTACGCGGAAGGTACAATACGAATTGTTTGCTTGCCTACAGCAGGTTTCCAGAAGACATTCTTACGTGCCTCACCGGAAGGACGGCTTTGTTGAGTTTGCAAAGCGCTTAGCTTTGCTTTGATTGAATTGATATCCATAAATTGTTTTTATTTTAATATACGTAACCTAATTAAGAATAGCAACTTATAATTCAACGATCTGGAAGATCTTTGTGCGTAGAAGCTTAAGATCACCTTGTTGAGTTAACAGTACTGTATTCTTGTAATGCTGCCAATTGATTCTGTAGTTTGTATCTACGATACCTTCATTCAGGCTCTTAATCAATTCGTTTAAAGCATTAATTGTATAGAGAGTATTTGTCTCTTTTTTCCTATGAACTAGGATAGTATTCTCTGGAATGTTATTAATGTTAGGCTGATCTACGTTATAAGTGCAAACGTACTCGTCGTTGCTCTTGATATGCAAAACAAAAATCTTATTGTATAAAATAGTATATTCGCTAGATATATCCTTTATGAAGGAATCCACTTCATTTAGTGGTACGAATGTACAAAATAACTTATTATTCACGTCTCCGGTATTGATAGTTTCTCTATCATAAATATCAAAGGGGCTGTAAAGTGTTGTAGTCTGGTCCATAACTTGTTTTTATTTGTAGGTTTTTGTCTTTAAATACTGTTAATATCTGCTTAATCTCTTCTTTATCCTGCTTGCTAACATCCAAGACAAACGCGTCGTACACATAAAGTACTAATTTTGTCTCCTTATTATTAATAATATAGATGATTTCTTTAAGGATTGCAACGTTGCTGTAAGTTTCCCAATGCTGAATTACGTAATTGAACAGCTTCTGTGGGTTCATATTAGGTAAGTCGTCTTTCTTAAACACCTTCCCGGTCTCTTGAACTACATACTTACCTTTACTGCTGAACGTATTCCAGATCTCTTCGATAAGCTTCTGAGTTAACTGAAAGAATTCAAAGTCTTTATACTGATCGAAGATATGTCCATATAGCTGCTTAAATACTAGGCTCTTTGCTTCAGTTCGGTCCATTCCGTACTTAGCTGCAAAATCTTCGTAGATATCCCCGGTCGGTGAATCATAACCAACCATTTGACCAATTAACGTAGGATGGTAGGCAGTTAAGTCAATCTCCAATAAAAAGTCGTTTCTTGGTATAAAAACCGATCTAGAACCGTTTTCTTTAGGTAAAGCAGCAAAGTTCAAGCTATTAAACGTATTCGAAGGTCGGCCGGTGGTAGTATTGAGGTTGTATTGAGAGAATGTATAAGAGTTATAGCGGGATAGAAAGGGTCTCTTTAACTCAAAGTATCTTTCAAAGGCACTATTAACCTTCAAACCGTTTCTTTCTATAAACCAGAATACGTTAGAGAGGTCATCGTGATATTCGTTAGGAATATACCTCTTAATTACTGGGGCATACTCATCGAATATGATCTCACACTGCTCAAAATGCTTTACTATTGGTATGATTGAATTTAGATCTTCACTTTCATAGTACCTCTGAGAGTAGAATAGGTGAGTGGGGGTCTGCTTTTTTACTTCCTTATACTCGAATAAATTGAGATCGTAGGTATTTGAACCAAAATACGAATGACTTAATGCTTTTTTATCTGGAGTATAAATTTTCTTGAAAGTTCTTAGGTATTCTTTAACCTGCAAAGGATCAAACTGTAATGCTTCTGGATGGAAGTAATTAACTAGGAAGCCTTTTGGCTGGGTAACGTCTCTAACATAGATACATAACGGAGCATAAATGCCCGGATGTATTTCCGGATGAGTCTGAATAGGAACTACGAATATTTCCGGTCCTAATTCAAATTGTAACTTATCGAACTGCTCTTGTGTCTCTACTAACCAAAACATAACCTTTCAATAAAGATAGGCTATATTGTTTAAGAATCCTACTTCTTATAGAACTTTAGGTAATCCTCTTGAAGGAACCTACCGAAACCAAATAGTTTTAAGTTAGTAATTCTTCTTTCAACTATATTCTTATTAGTTTGATATACTTTAGACTCCTCCCCGGCAATAGACCATGGAATAGAATAACTAAAATACTGCTCCCAGAAGAACTTAGGATCCTTTCCGGATATGGCTGTGAACTGCTGTTCGTCTATTTCTAGGTAAGTACTTTCGTTAGTTTTCTTGCAGAAGTATCTTCTGTACTCACCGACCTTGTAATCGTTAGAATCGGGAATAGGAGTCACTCCGTATGGGAGCAACCTGGATTTAAAGTCTGCGGGTTGGTATTTTTTAATTGCTGTATAATCGTTTACTAGTTGCGGTTGATATACTTGGTAGTTAACAGAGGGCTGATTCTGGATGTTGTAAGAGCTTTGACCGGGTTTGATATTGATAACATCTAAGTTGAAGGCGATACCTACTTCTCGGCGTTGTGTACCAGGAAGAGTTTCACTGTTACCGAAAGGAAGTATTTCTTTTGCGTTAGGATCTTGAGGACCTACACCGGCAAAGAATTGACCTGTAGCTATAGCATAATATGGACCGGAATAAGGTTGGCCGGTTGCTCTATCAATATAGGTACCGGGGTTGGCAGTTAATCCTGTCTTTACGTAGTGTTTAGGTAAGTATGCCATATCTTATTAATAATCTGGTTTTAGAGTATAGCCTGAGTAGCTGTACTGCTTGGTATTAGTTGTTGTTGGATATCTAAATAAGAAACTATTGTTTCTATCTAATACCGCCTGTATGAACTTACTAAATTCGTCCTGAAATAGTTTCTTGTGGTCAACGTTTAGTTTGCTTAGTGGTAATTTATTTACCCACGGGGCGGGGGCGTTTCCTATCTTCTGTGGACGTATGTTGACTAAAGCTTTTAACCTATTCGCCGCTTCAGTAACGTTGTCAGCTTGAAAAGTTGCACCTTTTGTTGATTTTAATAAAGGTCTTCTCTGGTCATAAACATCCTGTAGTAATAAAACTTTATTTATCTGCAGTACATAATTTACATAAAGCTGGTAGGATTGTTTTGCGTTATCTTCTGCAGGAGTTGCAGAAGGATCTGCATACTTATTTCCATCTCTGTAATCAATATAAGTCACAGTAGATACACCGAATATTTCTATAGTATATGTTTCATTTTTAGAACCAGCCGGATACAAATAGTTTAGGATATCCCTCATTGCATCTTTAGTCTTTTGGTTATCTGGAACTCCATCTGTAATCTTATTATCTAACTGCGGAAGAATGCCGGGTAAAATACATCCTTCAGTATTTTCGTATGTAGATCCTATATGTATTAAGACCCCGTCTCTATAAGGTACTGGACCGCCTAGACGTAAAACATCTCCTAAAGCTGGATTATTAGTTGCTTTTGATTTTGTAAAAGAATATCTTCCTGGGGGGATACAGCTTATTTTACTTCTATTTTCTCTCCAAGGCTCTTCCACTGTTGAATATGTGTTTAAAACTTTACCACTAGCATCTAGTACTTGTAACTCACCTAAAGTTTGACCAGTTCCGTTTGGTGGGGTGGCTCCTGTTGCAAATACCTGTTTTTTTCTATAAAGTCTTAACCTAACAGGGCCTTTAGCGTCTGACGGGTATACAACCTGTCCAGACGGAACTGCAGCAGCGCCACCCTGACCTCCTGGTCCGGCTTGTGCTTTAATTCCTGAGAAAGATTGATCGTTGGTTAATTTAATTACTGAGGTTGGTTCTGAGACAGTATTTATAGTTGTTGTCCAGGTATTGTTTTCAATTTTATGAGCTATCCCTGTGATTAGGAATCTCAAACTCAAACCGTAGTTCTTAGGTAAGAAGGAGGTATCAGCTGCAAATTGCTGATATATTTTTATACCGGATATACCATCTAGGGTAGCGTGCAAATCGATAGGTAAAAATCCTAGAATTCCGGAAGCTTTTCTTTCATTAACTGCGGCGGCTGATTCTTTAATGGTAATCATGTTGGTTAAGATGCTTGTAAAGCCTTCCACCTTATCTTCATACCATTCGTAATTAGCTTGCCCGGACAAGAAGTTAATATACTCTTGAAGTACTTTTTTGTATCTTTTTTGCAGGTCAGCCTCTGCTTTTGGATCGGCTTCGTCTCTGGTTTCTTCTTTATTTGTTTTTACTACTAAGATTCTATCTACTAAACCTCTATTCCATACAGAGAATGCAGTTGCATCTTCTCCTTTGATAGTCCCATTTGCTTGAGCGCCGATGGTGATCGTAGAAGCTAATTCGTTTGTAATACTAGTTTTAATACCAAAGTCTCTAACAAACGTACCTTGAACGCCGGGATTTAAACCGAAGAGTTTTATCCGGTCAGCATCTGGTATTTCACCTTGTGCCTCTCTGACAGTAGGTATTACGTGTTCATCTAAAATATAAAAACGACCGGTATCAGGATCTACAGTTGGGTTTAAGGTATTCCTACCTCCTAGAGAGCTTTCTATTCCTTTGCAAATATTCTCAATTGTTTCGTAAAACTTAACTTTGTTTTTACTATCTTTATTCTGTCGAGCTTGCTGCAAGACATAGGCCATATTAATATAAACATTCATTAACCGGCCAGCATCCGGGTATGTGCTGTCTTGAAATGCTGCATCCTCTGGAATGTCTGGGTAGATCGTTCCGCTAAAATCTGATGATGCTGAAGCATCAATTAATTCTATATCTCCTTTTACGATACAAATTAAAGGGTTACCTGAGAAGGTATAAGGCGTTTTAAAAATTAAATTATTAACAGGGTCGTTATCTAATGAAATTATAGGCTGAGTTCCTTCTGGGTTAATATAGAACATTTGTTTATCCCAAAGATATTGTAGTAGAGCTCCAAACCTAATATAGTAGTAATCTT